GCAGTTTGGTGGTGCGATTCAGCTTGTCGTAGACCTTCTGCCCACGAAGGATGAACCGACCGTCATAGAAGTACGGATCCACCGTGAACCGCACCACATTGGCCGGCACCACGATCTCCTTTGTGGCCTGGTCCTTCTCGAACGGATAGAACTCCTCACTGTTCCAGCTCCATGCCCGCAGCTGTCCTTCGCGGTGCAGCTCAAGGATCGTGTGCTCAGCGATCCGTGCGTCCTGGATCTGTTCCTTCTCGAAGGCGTCCACCGGCTGCTCGCCGATGTTCTCCAGCAGAACGTTGATGGCCTCCAGCAGGGTTGTCCTGCCAGGCGTTATCCCCTGATTCGCAAGACCCATACCACTACTGCACCTGTGCAGACCAATGGTATGAGGGCAAAAGAAAAGGGGCCAGGATCGCTCCCAGCCCCATCGAACATTCCAGAACCAGTCTGGATCAGGCAGTGACAACCCGAACCGCACTCTCAGCGCGGAGGATGCCCATACCCAGTGCCTGACGAGCAACCAGCAGGGTGGCCTGATGGCTGATGTTCCAGTCACCAGAGGTGGCCTGCAGAGAGGGGCTCAGCAGAGACAGCACACCAACAGCATCACGGTTGAAGATCAGACCGTGGCACTTGCTCAGATCCTGGGCGTAGTCAGCGTTGTAATCGCCGGCCACCAGGGTGTAAGCAGGCTGGGTGACGTGGTTGGACATCATGATGGGGATGCCAGCCACACGCAGAGTGCGACCCTCAGCGATGGTGCCGTTGGAACCACCACCACCGTTGAAGTCGGTGTTGATCGCACGGCTCGACTGGGTGATGGCGTAGTAGTCATCAGGGCCGAACACAGCCACGGTGCCTTCCATCGGCACATCCTTCTTCTCCATCGCAATGCGAGCGTCGAAGATGGCATTAACCAAGGCATCGCCTTTGGCTTGGCGGGTAGCGCCAGCACCGGTGTAGTCAGCGCCCAGGGTGATGGTTGCACCGATGCGACCCCGGTTATCAGCAGGACCCTTGGGAGAAGCCGTGCCGTCCTTAGCCAGAGGCTCAGTGGCATTAGCTGCTGCCGCAAAGATCATGCGAGCAACGCGCTTGTCGTACTCGTATGCCAGAGCGCGACCCAGTTCAGTCGTATAGATCGACCGAACATCGAAGTAGGTCATCAGCTCATCGAGGTTGTCGATTGCCACATCGGCAATCATCAAACCATCGAGATTGATGACCCGTTCGTTCAGGTCAGACGGCATGTTGCCGTCACCAAGGATCGCCTTGCCAGGCTCGTGATAACGAGCACCCATCTTGCCGGTGATGGGGAAAGCAACGCTCTTGCCACCACGGATGTTGCGCTCACGGGTCTTGCCCTTGAACACAGTGGTGCGCTCGAAAGCATCGAGCACTTCAGCAGCGCCGAGCTTGAGGAACAGTGCACGGTCTTTGTCAAAGCCCGCAGCACCAGGACCCCACGTTGCCGCGTCGCCCTTGATTTGACCTGTCCGCGAAAGACCCGCGTCCCAGGGGATAGTGACAGCCATTGTCTTGAAAGAGAAAGTGAGCAGGGTTCACTTCCGCCTTCCCTTTCCCGGTTATCCCCGCAGGGGCCGGTCCGTTGCAGGGGTGAGATGTATCCCTACCGGCAAGTTAGAACACGTCGCTGTTGGATAGCAACGAGATGAACTTCTGACGGTAGGCATCATCCACGTCATAAAGGCGCTGACCACGCTCATTGGTCTTGTTCATGGCATCCAGCACTTGCTGCTTGCTTTCGAACTTGGCCACGACAGGCGGCTGTCCACCACCGATCAACTTGGGTTCAGCGACCTCTGCCTTGCCTGATGCACGTGCCTGCATAGCAGTCAGCGCCCAGCGGATGGCTTCCTTGTTGCCGCTATCAACAGCAGCGTTGTAGTTGGCCAACTCCTGCTGGTTCATGTTGGCTGCAGCCCATTGGCTCAAAGCATTGAACTGCTCATCACCACCGACGTAGGCCTTCAGCTCAGACACGTCGGCATCGGTCAAGCCAGGTGAGGGGTCTGCCGAGGGTCGGACCTGCGCCTTTCCCACGTAGTTTTCGACAACCTGCCGTGGCACCTTGAACACCTCAGCAAGGGTGTCGTAGTGATTGCTGATGTCTTGGCCGTTATCGGCCTTCCACATCACATCAGCAAGATCAACGCCCTGCTCAGATAGCAGATCAACAGCTTCTTGCCCATATACCTGAGCAGCCTGTTCAGCGGTATAACCGGAGGGAGCCTGTTTGGGTTCTGCTGAGGGAGACTCTGGGGTAGGAGCTGATCCCTGCCCCAGTTTTCTCTCCAGTTCTTGATAAGCCTTGGCGAGGTCCTCTGGTGAATTGAACTTGCCAAGGATCTTTTGCTGCTCCTCAGCACGGGAAGCAGCTTCCTGTTCTTGGATGAACTCTTCGAGGATGCTCTCCTGCCCAGGGGCAACCATCCCAGAAGCTGCTGCCTCTGGGGTAGAGATCACAGGTGCTTGGTCGTTCATGCGGTCGGTTCAGGTGGTTGTGGGTTTGCCATCTCCTGAGAGGTGGCAGCGGCATTGGCCAACTTCTGTGGGTCGGCCATACCGGCCGCCATTGCTTGTTGAGCCATTGCCATCTGCTGCTGTTGCTGTGCTTCAGCAGCAAGTTGTTGCTCGGTCTTGACGAGACCAAGCGGGCTGATGCCCATCGAGCTGGCCAATCGCTTGATCAGCTCGCCAGGCACCACGTACTGAGCGATGCCTTCTGGGCCCAGCGTCTGCTGCAGGATCTGCATGAACCGTGCAGTCTTCTCAAGGTCATTACCGCGACCAACAGCAGCAAGGCCAACACTGACCATGGGCCTCACCAGCCCTTCAGGCAGCTTGGTCATCCCACCCTTGCGGGTGAAGAGTTCGAGTTTCCGTGCGATGTACGGCGACTGGAACTCAACCGTGAGGATTGCGTAGATCGAACCCAGAGAGTTCTCGATCTGCTGCGCCTGTAGGCGGACTTCCTCAGCTGTTGTGCGCTCAGAGTCACGCACATCCGCCAGCATCATTGCCTGCGCCAACCGCGCCTCAACGCGAGCCAGAGCAGCCATGGCAACGTTCATGTCACCACCCTTCTGGGTTTGAACGGTGAACACGTCATCAGGGTTGCCAGGCAGAAACGCACCATTGGGTGCTTCGGCCAGTTGCTTGGCGTTGGTGACACCACTGGGCTTGACCAGATGCTTCACCTGGGCGGAGATCAGTGCGCCTTCACAGACCGCACGGCTCAATGCCTCAGCGGTTTGCAGGTCAGCGATGCAAGCCGACTCGATGTAACCAGGGCCATAGCTACTGCTGTCCTGTCGGATCATGCGCAGTGGCAACCAAGGAGAGGACTCCATGGGTGAAGAGCCATGACTGCCTTCGATCTCATGACCCTTCACCTCCTGATGCCAGCGGACACGACCATCAGCCCAGATCACGTGGGTGTAGATCCTGACTGGCTTCTCCTTCTTGCTACCCGTTAGATCCTCGTCATCAAGGATTCCCTTGAGGTCTTCCTCTTGTTCAAGCAGTTGCTTCTGCAACGGCAGAGGCAGTGCACTGAAGGCAAGTTCTTCACACACCACAGCCTCCATGGGATTACCCATGGGGTCACGCAACAGCACGTAGCGGTTGAGGTGGAAACATTGCAACCCGTCTTCCGAGACGTAGAGCAAGCAGTTGCCAGCAACGATCAGGTGAACCAGTGCCTCATGCACAGCCACACGGTCATTGCTGGTTTCAATGCTGCGCAACACCGAAAGCTCAAGCCGGTTGAGAGCCAGCTCGATCTCAGACTTCATCTCTGCGATCTGATCTTCTGAAGCACCCGACTGCGATAGACGCAGCTCTTCTTGCTGCATGGCCACCTCATCCACGGTGAAGCGGAAGAAGCTCTCCGTAGGAGGGAGAAGAGCAAGAAGAAGACGAGAAGCCAGATTGTGAACACCGCGAGCTCCAATACCGTTCCACGGCAGAAGGTGAACGTCCTTGTTCTCCCGTACAGGTTCGTTACTGCGTGGGATCAGGTATGGAATCGTGAGACGTGCTGCATCACGCGCTCGCTCCAGGTAGTAATCGCGGTCGGTCCGCAGCTGGTCATAACGCTTCTGTGCTGAGGCCATTGCTTACACCGCGAGATTGGAGCCGCTGCCGGCCCCGGAACCAGTGGCACCCATCCGAAGAGAGGCAGTAGTGCTGCGAGCACCGGCGCGACCAGCAGTCGGCTTGGATGTCGAAGCTGTAGGGGCCTGACCTGCTGCTTGGGCCAGGATCTGCAGGGACTGAGTAACGGCCTGTCCGCGAGCGCGGATGCCACCGATACGGTCAGCCTGTTCCTGTCGCAAGCCCGCAACCTGCTGCTGCTGCGCGGCTTCTTGCTCAGCCTGTTGCTTCTGCATGGCCAGCAGTTGCGCCTGCTGTGCTGCTGCTGTGGCTTCACGCTCACGAGCAAGGCGGTCAAGCTCTTCTTGCCGGCGGCGGGCTTCAGCGTCTGCCTGAGCCTGCTGACGCCTTGCCTCCTCCTGAGCGTGGTGCTGTTGTCGGTTCTGGTTTCCTGCGCACATGATCAGACTCCGATGTTGAGACCAGTGCCAGCACCGCTAGGCAGTGCAGCTGTGCTGATGCGAAGGTTGTTCTTGGGCTTCTCCTTCTTGGCGACAGCTGCTGTGGTCTGAGCGGAAGCAGGTGCCTCGGACTGGGTAGCTGTCGCGGCATAGGCCCCGGTCTGTTGCGCTGCTGCTGCAGATGCAGCTGCTGCTGCCTCAGCGTCGTACTTGCTCTTCAGCTGAGCGGTCTCAGCATTGGCGGCATCAATCTGTTGCTGCAGCTGAGTGTTGAACATCTCTGACTGCTGCGACATCTGAGTCTTGTATTGATCCAGCGCGACCTGGTTGGCCGAGATCTGATCACTGCTCGGGCCGCTGTACACGACCGAAGGAGCTTGAGGCGATCCTCCGAAACACATGGCTGGTCTCCTAGGTGATGTTGAGGCCAGCTCCCTGGCCAGAGCTGGTGGCGACAGGGCGGTTGATCCTTAAAGCGGACTTGCCCTTAAAGGTCTTGCGACCTTGATCAGCAGCAGTGACCGGAGCCT